CTCCATGTATTTGTCTATCTCTCTCTTCCAAAGTTGTTCTGAGTAGTATCTCCCGTTTCCATTTTTGACTTCAGCGGTTGCTAAAAGACCTTCAACAATTGGGTTACCTCTTTCAGATTTTCCTTCAGTTAAGGAAACCTTTGTAGGTTCAAATAATTGGGTTTCTATTAAAAGTGGTTTATTCATTATATATCGTAATCAAGTCCTAAATCATACCCTTCTAAAAACTCAACAACTTCATTGTACATTTCAGGGTACATAGATGCTATATCTTCTATTTCCATTCCTTCTTCCGCATACATTGGAATTATTTGGTTGATGATTTCTTGAGGGAGTTCGTTTTCACCTTTATCAAGGTTTAAAATTTCTGGGTTTACTGTTAAGAATTCTTCAAATTCATCCATTACATCTTCTTCGGCATTGATATCTTGGGAATGCATATCAATGAAAGATTTTATATCTTCATTAGATATATTTGGGTATTTCTTTGAAATAATACCTGCAATATCAATATTTTCATCTTCTTCAAGCTTTAGTTTAGACATATCTTCTAAATTTTTTTTTACCTTTTCAACGGTTGGGTCTAAATCTTTAAAGGTTGTATTAAGTTTCTCAGAATCAACAGATGGGGCTTCTGATAGTACTTCATCTTCATCAATGATTTCTTTCTTTGTAGTTTTAGTTTTGGTAAGTTTTTCATACATTTTCAAAACTTTACCTTTATATTTTTCAAGAAGTTTAACCTCTTTTTTAAGTTCTTTCATTGCTTTATTATCAACCAATTCTCTCATTTCTTCACTTTCCTCAATTGAGTTTAGTCGTGAATTTTTTTCTTCTATTGCTTTATCTAAAGCTTCCATTTTAGTTGTGAGTTCAGCTAATTTAGAAGTTTTTTCAATCTCTTTAATAGTTTTTTGATATTTTTTATTTTCTGAGATTAATTCTTGTTTAATCATGGTATTGATCAATTTACGAACTTTTGATTCATCAATTGATTCATTCATATTATAATTTTTATCCCACCAATTTCTTAGTTTTTCTTCATTTTCAGAAGATAGAGTGGAGGTCTCATCAGTTAGACCATATGTTACTTTTTGAATAAAATCATCAACATTTCTAGAAATTGCCATTGTATCTACTAGGAAAGTATATAGCTCATCTCCGGTCATAGGAATAGTTTCTCCTTGGTATTCACTGTCTAGGAAGTTTGGGTAATTTCTTTTAATCTTTCCTTCTTTTAAATCACCATATCCACTTGATTTGTATTTACCTTTTGGTTCTTTTGGTTCTCCAAGACCAGGTACATCCATTTCAACACCTACACCTTTTTCACCAAACATACCATTTTTAGTATAGTAAATTGGATCTTTAGCTAGATTTTTAAGAACAATATCACGTAGTTGTTCTTCAGTTTTATCTACATTTTTAGGGTCTTTCATTTCACAGTAATAACCTTTCATAATCTCACCAAAGATTTGATTATCTGGGTTTTTCTTATCTGTACGATCAAAGTTATGTTTAAGTTTATCTTCTACTTGTTGAGAAACTTTTTTAATTTCAGCGTTAGGATCGTTATCATTTTTCTTACGAGCTTCCTTTAAGAAGTTTTCAAAGGCAGTTTCATAAGATTCTTTTTTACGTGAAATAGTATTAATTGGTTCTATACCAACTAAATTTTCACTAATAACGTTTTTATCCTTTAGAATATTAGATGCTTCTTCAAATGTAGCTGCATTACGAATATAATTAGGAAACATTTGTTTTGCTTCCTTCAAAAACACACCTTTGTGTCCTTTACCTTCTTTAATTAATTTATATTGGTCTTGTAAGGTTTTCATTCTTCTTCTCCTTTAAGTAGTTGTTTAATGTCTTTTATATAGTCTAAAATTAAATCTGTTGATCTAATAATGGCATAAGAGCCTGGGTTTTCGTTGTAGTATTCTATAGTAGCGTTTTTAGCGTTGGAAATTAGTGGGGATAAACTATTAAGTTCATTTTCAATTTTGTCAAATATATTAATTCTTTCTTGTTGAAAATCTTTAGCTTCTCCCTCGTATAATTTTTTAACTTCTATCCCTGATCCTTTTATTTTTTTAGGGACAGGTTTCCATCCTAATTTATAGTAATAAATATTTTTAGTTCCTTTAGAATTAGTATTTTTGTTAAACGCTTTAGGAATAGTATACTGTGTCCCTGTTCCAGGAGTAAAAGAAGCTCCTCCTTGAGATGTGGATGATTGTTCTTTTAGATCTGGGTATTTGGTTAATAGTCTAGAAAATCTGTTTCGTAAAGATTTACCTAATTTTAATAAAGATTCTGATTCGGGGGTTTTAGTGAGTTTATATAATTTATTTAATTTGGTAGTTATGTTATCTATATCAGTATAAAGTTTTTTAAGGTTTGGAGTATAATCAACATCCCAAGATATAGATTGTGTTTTTGGATCCTCACTAGTTTTTATAGTGATAAAATCTTCAGCTTCTTTTAATGATTTAAAAGTAGATAGTATTTCTTCTTTAAACTGCTTCATTTGCTATCTCTAATTCATTAACTAAATCGCAATATTGAAGTAGGTTAACTAAGTTATCATCTGTTATTTTGTTTGAAGGTTTAACATCTAACAAATTTACTACTTCATTTAATTTTATTTGGGTAGTTTTATCAGTTACGTTTTTAGTTAAACTTATAAGTTCATTTTTAATCTCGTTAGATTTAAAAATATAAAATTCCTTTAAACGAGGTTTATTATCAATAGAATATAAAAGTTCTTTTAAGATTTCTTTTTGGGAAGAAGAAAAATTTTCATATTTCCCATTAAACTTTTCAAGAAGAATTCTATATGTTAACATTTTAACTTCTTTATCTTCTTTACTAAGTTCTTCTAAAACTTGATTTCTAACAGATTTTTCCTTGATAGGAGCAGCAGTTAAATGCTCTAGAATAGTTATTTTATTGTTAATAATATGCTCAGGATTAATAACTTTATCTGAATTGTGGATTTCTAATAGGGTGTAAAAAGCAGCATGTACCTTATAATGAGGTAATTTATGGTTAAAGAATTCATTAATATTATAATGTTCTTTTATTTCATTAATTAAATTATATTTTTGTTTTTTGATTAACCTTCTATTAAGAGTTTTAGAAGATTCAATCAAAGTATTAACTATTATTTCTGCTTTAGTTTCTGTTATACTAGTTTTGTTAAGTAAAGTTTCATATAGTTTATACTCTTTACCTAACTCAGTTTTAACAAAATATTTCTTTAAGAGACTTTTAATAGATGAATCTTTTCCCTCAAGTGTATCAGAGGTAATTTGTCTAACTAACAGTTCAAAAAGAATTCCAGTGTTTTTGTACTTCGAATGTTTAATTTTCATTCTATAGTAATGTTTATTTATAAATATATGGAAAAATATTATTCTCGTATTTGATCTTCATCCAACATTGATCCTTCCTTCTTATCATTTTCAAATACTAATCTCTTTTTTGATGGTATTTTTTCAAGCATTGCTTTTTCTTTAAGAGATAATGGTGATCCACCTTTATATTGAGGTTTAACTGAATCAGAAGAATCATTGTCTTTTTTCATTCCTAAACTACCTATTCTATCTTTACCAAAGGCGTTGTTTTGAGTGTTTCTTCCAGATACTTTTTCTTGTGGGCGGCCTAATGGTTTTTTATCATCTGTATTATATCCATCTGGGACATTACCTGGTTCAGAGTACATTCTTTCTTTGCCATATAATGTAGCTAAGTCATGTGGGGTACCATAGGATTTGCCTGTTTCTAAAGGATCATTCCCTTCATTTTCAATTTGGGTTATTCTAAATTTACGTTTAGCATCTTCTCTAATTAGATCTCTATATTCATCATATTGGTCTTCACTCATATGGAATAGATGATCATAGATAAAATCGGTTGGGAATAATTTTTGTTCCATCATTTGAGAAGCTAAATCCATTTTTTCTTTCATTAATGCTACTCTTTCTTGGTCATAAATGATAGAAGGGGTGGTTAGTGAAAGTGTAAAATTGGATAGGTTTTCATCTTTATACCCTTGGGAATATAAATGAACTAAAGCAATTTTATTAAGTTCAGAAACAATTATTCTTTGAATGCGTTCAATAGTACGAGCAAATCTAATGTCTTCAGCAGCTAAGGTTGCTTTACCTGTTAAATCTTTCTCATACCCTAAAAAAGCTTTTGGTACTTTAAGTGCTGCAAATAATTTATCTCTTAAATATTCTACATCAGTAATTCCATCATATTGTAAACCTCCTAGAGTATCTATAGCTGTTGCTTGATCATTACCTCGAACTGGGATATAGAAATCCTCAAGTAGGTTTTGCATGTTATATTTTAGGTTATAATCTCCAGTATTTTGATCAATGTATGGGGTACGTTTCATTTTAGAGATTGTCTTCTGCATAAAGTTTTCTACTTCTGCAGGGGCAATATTACCAACATTAATTTTAAAGATACGTTTTTCAGGTGCACGTACAATTCTATGAATTAACATAGCATCTTCCATTAATGTATATTGTTTAAACAACTTACGAGCAGGTTCTAAATAACTTCTACCATAAGGTAAAAAGTTTGTATCTGTTAATAAACGAAAGTGAGCTATCTCATAATTATCAAACAATAAAGAATTTGCTTGAGTATTATTACCTGGGACATCATAATAACCATAGCTAGATGCGGATACACCTTCAGGATCAAATCTGAATCTTACTGATGCGGGATTATCTTGATCATATCCTTCTTGTCTTTCGATATGGTATGCAGTGTATGGGATAACATTATAAACCCCAAACTTTTCAGCAATTTCTAATTTAAGAAAGAAATCACCATACTTACACATATTACGAATCCAAGGCCAAAGATTAAATTCTATATTTAAAACATCATAAAATAAATTATATAATATTTTTTGAATATCTTCATCTGAGGAGCGAATAGATAATACCTCACCCATATCATTTTTTAAGGTACTTTCATCAGCTATAATATCAAGGGCAGATGCAATAATAGCATCGGTATCCATTGCATCATATTCTGAGTAAAGTTGGGGTCTGAGGGTTTGGTAGTTAAAAGAATTCTGGTATCCATATAAAGAGGTACTAGAATTGGTATATAAACGATTATATCTATCAATTAGTGAATTTGTTTGAAATTCTCCTGATTGTTGAACAGTATTTATGTCTAATACTTTTAACTGACCTCCACCAGTATTTCTAATGATAACATCAGTAGAAAATAATCGTTGTAGTCGTGAAAATAATCCTTTATCTGCCATTTAGTTAATTTATATAATTATAAATATTAGAGTAGCCATCTAATATCTTCTTTTCCATCAGAATATGGGTTGTCCATACTCCATGGGTTTTCTTGGTTATTTGATGAATATCCACCATAATATGGAGTATTAGTAGATGTTGTACTATTTAACATGCTTTTATACATATCTTCTCCATATTTATTAAATTGTAAAGCTGTTGATCTAACATATTGCCCCATTGAAAAAGACATAACTAAATCATCGTTATATCCTGATTGGGCTTCAGCTCTATTATTTTTCCAAACAAAAGTTTTCATTTCAGATAATAATCTTTTTGATTGAAATATTACTCCTTTATCAGCTACTGATTCTTGGAATTTATTTATACAAATAGGTCTTGTTTTTGAATTCATTGTAAATCCAGGTGTCATTTTAGATTTATCAACATATTCATTAAAGTAAGAATCTGCTTTAATCTCTCCACTTTTTGGTGAATGATACAAATTTTGATATCCTCTCTCAAGGATAGTTTGAATTGTAGACCATCCAATATTAGCATTTTCTACCACTAACAAAGCATTATTATATTCAGTTGCTATACCCACTAATAAATGCCCGTATTCTTGTGTACCAATATGTCCTTTATATTCACCAACTTGAGTATTATTTTCAATATCTAATATATGGAATGCAGAAAAATCTTTACTATCACCTCTAGCTACATCTGCTAATACTATATATTGGCGAGAATAATCTGCAGGTTCCCATATCCATAAATTACGATCAGCTCCCCGTTTTTCCAAGGGATCTTTAACATAAGTTTTTTCATAGAATTCCATGAATTCATTATAGAATACAGTATCCCCTGAGGTATTGAAATCACAATCACATTCCTGAGCGGCTAATCTTGGGTCACCTAATAAGATATCTTGTTTATCTCTCCAAGATTGGTCTCGTTCAGGGTGTACCTGCCAGGGTAATTTAATAGGTAAAAATTCACTATCTAACACATTTTCAGCTTCTTCCCACATTCTATGAAACCAGTTACCTGTACCGTAAGGGGTAGATAATATTATAGCACCTCCACCAGTAGCTAGAGTTTGTTGTGCTGATGCCCATGTTTCGGCTATATTATCAATAAAAGCAGCTTCATCAATTATCAATAAGGATACTGCTTCAGATCGTGCTGCATCTGGGCTTGAGGATTTGGCTTGTATTTTAGACCCATTTTTAAGTTTTAAAGACAATTTATTATTTTCTTCATGTGTTATTTTTAACCATGAAGGTAAATTTTCATACATAAATTGAACTTTAGAAACTAAGTTTCTGGCAGTTGCTTGGGTTGTTGCTAATGCTAGTATGTTTTTGTTTTCAAAAAATATCATCAACCATAAACCATAACCTGCAGATAGGGTTGATAAACCTAGCTGTCTTGATTTAAGAACTATGCTATATGGGTTTTCTTGAAATAATTTTAATACTTTTTCTTGAAATGGGTATAGTTGAAATTGAATTCTACCTCTCTGAGGATGTTGGATGTAACAATATTTTTTCATAAAGTATACTGGGTTTGTAGCACACTTTATATATTCTTCTTTTAATATTTTTTTTATATCTTGGCTCATTTGTTATATTAATATAATAAGAGCAGCTAGAGTACCCAACAATCCTCCACCTAATATTTTAACAGTGGTCTTTAGATTTTTATTTTTTCTTTCTAATTCACTATTTTCCTCTTTTAATCTACTTACTTCTTCAGTATGAAGACTGTCTTGCATAGTAAGATTATCAATTTGGTCTAAATAATTTACTTCTTTTTGTTCTAGGATTGAAATAGTACTATCTTGAATAGATATCTTAGACTTATATAGTACCATTAGGGTTTGAGTTTCTTGGAGTTCTTTTTCTAGTGAATCTTTTTGAATTAACTCAACAGAAATTTTTTGAACTATGTCATATGGAAGACAAATTCTATTTGTATCTGTCTGTGAGAAAGTTGTATAACTCAGTAGGAGAAGAATTACGAATATTGCTGATTTTTTCACCATAATAGTTTCTTATATTTTCTATATTTAAGTTTATTGAATCTATCTTATGGTCATATACTATAAGACTATCTTTATATTTTTGTATCTCTGCTTCAAATTGAGTTTGTTCTTGTTGTAAAGTAACTAATTCTGAATCTAAACTGTCAATTTGTTTTTGGTACTTGTCTACAGTGTAAAGAGCGTTTCCCCTATCATAAAGAGAAAACGCTAACCCTACTATTAATATTCCTATAATCCCTAATAGGATTAATTTAGTCTTATCTAATGTTATAACCTTTTTCATTTAAAAATATTAAACTTTAACTTCTCTCCCAGCGGTACGTTTAAGATCGTCAAGCATTGATTTTGGAAGTTTATATTCTTCTTTTGCTTTCTTTAAATAAGCATCTACTTTAGGTTTATCATCTTTGTACTTTTTAATGAATTTAACTCCTAAATTAAATTTTTCTTTCTTTTCTTCTGGTGTTGATGATACTGTTTTAACTATATCGTCTTTTTCTCCATCTTTAACTGCTTCTTTATCTTCAGAATCCATTCCAGATAATTTTCCAGCGGGGCGTCCTCGTTTACCTGTTGATGCTTTTTTAGTTGGTTTATTAGGATCTGCCTTTCTTCCTCTTTTACCCACTGTTCTTTCTCCTTTGGTTAAAGCAATAAATTTATTTAATTGATTATCATATAAAGTATCTCCTTCTAAAGCATCTTCTACAGCATCATTAGCTCTAATTGCTTTTTTAAGTGCCAACCCTGTTAAATCAGGATTATCATTGATTACTTTTTCAATAGATGATTTCAAATCACCTTTAATTTTTGCCATTTCATTTAAATCTTC